CATGATGCATGCTTTCCCTACTTTAGTTCACGTATTTAAATATACCAAGACGAAACTTAATCCTATGATTAAGTCTGCTAATTTAGTTCCTGACCCTAGAAAACCTACCAAGAAGATATCGTGTATTGAGGCAAAGATTGACCGAGGATCTGAGTCTAGCAACTCTTTGCAATATAAACAATTTGAGCATGCGAATTGGGTTAGCATTGAGTCCACCGGCATGGATGCCGACCGTTTACGTGGTGGCACTTTGGATGCGTTGTTCTACGATGAATGTTTCCCATATGATCAAAATATATGCATTAAAAATGGGAAAATGAAAATTGGAAAGCTATATGATTTTTTTATTAATAATAGAGAGCTGCCCAAGGTATTAACGTATAATGAAGACCAAGATACGTTTGAATATAAAAGAATTTTGAATGTTTGGAAAAGAGGAAAACGAAAGCTAGTAGAGATTATTTGTGAAAATAGAAAAATTAAATGCACATCTAATCATAAGTTTTTAACTACAGGTGGATGGAAAAAAGCTATTGAGATTCAAGCTGGAGAACTGATAAAAACTTGGAATAATAAATTTCACAATCATGGATTAATATCCGTTAAGAGCGTGTCACCAGTAGAAGATATTCAATGCGTATATGATATTGAGGTGGAAGACAATCATAATTTTATTATTACTTCCGTTCGTAGAAGTAAAAATCTTGGAGGGTTAATTGCGCACAATTGCCAAGATATACCTAAAGAAGCTATTGCTAACGCTAATAAATTATTAACAGTTTCTCCATATGGCCATAGAGGAATAAAGGTGTATTTTGGAACTCCCAAACAGCGGGGCTCCGAATACTTCAACATGTGGGAGAAATCCAATAAGCAGTATTACCATTTGGGGTGTGAGAAATGCGGGAAGTTATTCCAGCTTTACACTCCGGGTAGTGAAGATTGGACTAAAATTTGGATTTACGGCATGATTGTGCGGTGCCCTCACTGTGAGCATACGCAAAATAAACTGGAGGCAGCAGAGCGTGGACAGTGGGTAGCCACGAGGCCCAATGAGGAGAGTGAGTTTGTTGGTTATCACATTAACCAGCTTTATTCTCCATGGTTAAACTGGGATGATATCGATAGTGAGCGTCCTGAGAACAGCACCGTCAATACAGAGCGGGCCTGGCAAAACGAAGTTTTGGGAGAGTTTTATGCTGGAGAAATGGGACCCATCACGCAGGAAGAAATCCTGGAGCACTGTGCAGATAAGCGTTTTATGAGGTCCAGTATCGCCCGTGAGGAAGGAAAAAAGGTATTTGCTGGATTTGACTGGGGTAAAAAGAACTCTGATGATGGAGAAAGCGTTGGTGGACAATCATACAGCACCGCAGTAGTTTTAACAGAAGATGGCCCAAACCGTTTGTTAATAGACTTCGCTACTATATTAAGAAAGAATGACAATCAGTATAAACGTGATGTAATTCATGAGGTTATGAGGAAATATAGCGTTACTCAGGCCGTAGGTGATATTGGCTACGCTCATGAGCTAACTGAAGATATGCAGCGCGAATATGGCGAAAGATTCCTGTCCAGCCGTTTATGCAACAATGTGGCTGGATATATTAAAATGAGCAATCAGGACTTTCCAAAAGAGATTTTAGCAGAACGCGAGTATCATTTACATGAATTGTTTAATATCATGAAGCGTGGGTTAATTCGTTTCCCACTGAAGAATGATAAGGCTTTTGAGCAGATTTCCTGGCTAATTGAGCAATGTTGCAGCATGGAAGTCAAGATAACATTCAATGTCGTAAATGAGCCAGTGCGTAGATTTGTGAAGGGAGCGAAGCCAAATGACGGATTGATGGCCTTACTTAATGCTTATTTGGCATATAAGTATTACATCACTGGTGGTTTTAATAATTCCAAGGCAAGTATCGTAGAAAAGACGGGTCCAAGGAAGATTATGGCCATTACGGGTTATTGTCCTCAGTTTTGATTGTTATATTATAGAGGAACCCTGGAGAAATTATGGAACTGTCCAAATCTGAAAAATACTTGTTGAGAAAAGGCGAAGCACTTCCGACGGTCACGCCAAACATGGCTCATGTTGTTTCCCAATACAGACGTGAAGGCTTGGAAGAAGAGATGCACGATGGAAAGTTCAGTGTCGAAGGCTCTGGAGGTAGGCATTATTCCGGCTCAAGCGGGACTCCTTTAGGAAACGTAGTTTCTTCATCTCACGTAATGAAAAAATATGCCGCCAGTTTTACGTCAGATGGCGGTTCTAGCTCTGGATATCGTGGCTCCAGTGATACTTACCGCCAGGTGCCAGAAGTTTATTCTCCGTTGTGGCTGAATAGCAACCTCAACCTGCCCAGAGATAGGGCAACCATTAATGCTTGGGCTAGGTCATTCTTTGCCCTTAATCCGATTGTGCAAAATGCCATCTCTCTGCACGCCACATACCCCATCTCTAAGCTAAACATAAAATGTAAAAACCCTGAGGTCAATGCGTTCTTCGAAAATATGATTGACGAGATTGACCTGGAGAACATCTGTGTGCAGATAGCACAGGAGTATTGGACTCTGGGAGAGGCATTTGTGTATGCAGAGCTAAATGAGAGCACTGCAACGTGGAGCCGCTTATTAATTCAAAATCCGGACTACATTACAGTAAAAAACAGCGTAATTGCTGGCGAGCCGATTATTAGTTTAAGGCCAGATGAGAACCTGAGGCGCATCTGCACAGGCAATACCGCCTCTGATATCCAGCAAAGACAACAATTAGACCGCAGTATCGTAGAACATGTTCGAAAAGGCCGAGACATTCCTTTAAGTAATTTTTATGCCTCTCACATTGCTAGAAAGATTGCACCTTATGAGGTTAGAGGAACAGGTCTGCCTGTAAGTTGTTTTCGTCAACTCATGCTTTTTGATAAACTCAGAGAATGTTATTCGACGGATTGCGAGGTTCTAACAACAGAAGGATTCAAGCGAATAGATGAAATAACTGAGATATCCACCGACACAAATCCAAAATCGGAATATGTTAATGGCGTCCAGCTAGATGAAAACAATAATATAACCGGCGTTTTAAAATTAAAAGATGGAATTAAGGTAGCTTGTTTTAACAAAGATACAGAAGAACTTGAATATCATGTGCCGGAAGAGCTTCACATGTCGAAGTATGCTGGTAAGATGCTGCATTTTAATAGTTCCAATATGGACGTTTTAGTTACACCGAACCACAAAATGTGGGCCTCTCAGCGGCATGGCAAGGAATTTGGGGAATATGATTTAATTAGGGCTAGTGAGTTTGACCCCAAGAAAGTGTATAAATTTAGATCGGTTACAAATTGGACAGGCAAGGATGTTGAATTTGCTGATGTTGCCGGTTCCATTAATGAAGTTGATTATGATGACGCGGTCTGGTGTTTAACTGTTCCTACTGGGTTGTTTGTAACCAGGAGAAATAATAGGATAACGATACAGGGTAATAGTAAATTTAGTCAAGCCGACAATATGATCAATCCTTTGACATTGGTCAAGATTGGTGGAGGAGCGGACAATTACAAGCCGACGCCAGCCGATCTGGAGCAGTGGCGTCAGATATTTGAGGAAAGCCAATACGATAAAGATTTCAAGATTTTCACCCATGATGGAGTAAATGTTGAAAGAGTTGGTTTTGGACAGGGTATTTATGATATCTCGGGTGACGTAACTCAATTATTAAAAGAAATCTACATTGGCCTATTGGTGCCCCAGGTTATTATGGATGGCGGTGCTGACGTGACTTATGCCAACGGTGGTGTGGCTCTAGATGTGTTACGCCAGAGATACATGCAATTTAGAAATACGCTGAGCAGCTGGTTAAGAAGGAAGATATTTGCTCCTATTTCTAAAATTAATGATTTTTATGATATCGTGGACGGAGAGAAGGTATTAATCGTCCCGACGGTAGAGTGGAATCACATGTCGTTGTTTGACATGGGAGATTACATTCAGAACTTAAGTCAGTTGTTGTCACAGGAACCCCGTAAGGTATCTGTGCAGACGCTGTATAAGTCTCTTGGATTGGAATACGAGGATGAACAGCGGAAGATTAGGCGAGAAAACATCGACCAGATTATTGCCGCAAAAGAGATGGAGGCCATGCAGAGAATGAGCCTCAACGATCTTCGTTCTATCGGGGAAGAGGATGAAATCCAAGAGATTACCGAGAGCCCGCTGCCAGGAGAGCAGGCTCTGGACCCGGCCCAGCCGGGAGGGTTGCCAGGAATGCCCGGTGGAGACCTCGGAATGGGCGGACCAGGAATGGGTGGAGGCGGCCTAATTCCACCAATGCCGCCGATGGGCGGCGGAATGGGCGGACCGCCCCCACCAATGGGCGGTCCCCCAGGTGGTGGCGGAGGCGGACCGCCTCCCCCGGCTGGCCTATAATAAAATCCGGGAACTATTATTATTACTGCCTTTTAGGTAGGAGGCTGTGTTATGTCCAAATTCCAACCCGAAGGCCTGTATGTGACCGCTCAACAGTATAAGTTGCGTCACAGATTGCGCCCCGCTGCTATAGGCCGTTGGCTTGCAGAAAAAGCATTTAGCCAGTTTGGCGACAGAATGGAAGTTCTGGCCGCTGTAGATCAGCAAATGCGAGAAACAGCATTAGGTAGAAATGAATTTAATATTTCAATTAAAGGCGCATTAGATGAATCTAAAAAAGCATTAAATGCTGGCCGTTACATTGATGTTGCGTATTACGCTTCTGTAGTTGATGAAATCCTAATTGCAATTATACTGCAATCTCAAGAGGTTGTAAGCAACATCCGCACAATCGGTGAGGAATATTCCGCTAGAACTGAAAACCCAGAGGCTGTAGATTTTTTTGCTGAGAATAAGCAAGTAGAGGCACAGTTGCTCCAAAGCGTCTGGAGAAAGTATCTTGGCGATCCTATGGAGAAAGCATACGCTAATGAGGTGCGAAAGAATAAAGCTATTTTTAATGGGCTTGTTGTTACTCTTGAACGTTATGTTACTGAGATAATGGGAACTTTTGACCGGATGGGCATGGCCCGTTCGGGTGGCAAGATAGAAGACTGGGTTAAAGAATATGATCGTTTGACTCAGTCACAACCCCGTCTGCATGCTTATATTGATAAGATTTATGAGCAGCATGTAAAGCGGTTTGTTCAAGTTGCCAGGCGTATGCAGATGGAAGGCGATGTTGGTGACCAGGCAAACCTGGCGTGGTTGGAAAAGATTTTTGGCGGGGCACCAGCTCAACCTCAACAGGGAGCACGGCCTCCGCCGCTACCTCAGGAAGAGGAAGTTATTAATATTGAAGAAGGCGATATTATAGAAGACATTGAAGAAGGCGACATTATAGAAAGCAAAGAGGTTGATCCATGGGGTTTATCTCCTGCTTCACAGGGAGAACAGGCCAAGACTCAGCCGATGCCAGCAGCCGGGCAGCCGACAGATGGCGTTCCCGTATCTCCTGGAGTTGTAGAACAGCAGCGGACCCAAGCTCCAGAGACGGAAGCAGAGCCCGTTGCCAAGCGTCAGCGTGGCCGTCCCCGTAAAGAGCCAGGCACATTAGACGATATTACCGAAGATCAGTTTGCTCAGTTAGCCGAGGTATTAAAAGGTGTTAGGAAAGAACAGGCTCAAATTATGGCCGGAGTTATTGAAACTGCGCTTCGAGCCGGAGGTGGTGACGAGATTATCCAAACTGCTGACGGTGAAGTTATTGCTCAAATTCAAAATGGGGTAATAACATTTTATGGTATCGAGGGGCCAGATGGGGAAGATATCCAGATTCCAGTTAATTTGTCCTTTAAAGCTTTGAGGCAAATGCAGGTTGCCGGATTGCTGGGAGAGAAGCAAGAAGACGCATACAGGCGTGGACCTGATGCGAAGCCTATTCCTATGGGTGGTGAAGTGGAAGAAGAGGAACGCGAGGTTCCACAGTTAGGACCAGTGCCAGCCGCTCCAAAGAAGAAGCGCGCCCCAAAAACGGCTCCGAAGCCCAAGGTAGCCCCTACCGCAACTGAAGAAGTGGCCAAACCAGAGCAGGCCAAACCAAGGCGGGGACAACCTGGAACCAGAAAGGGACTATTGGTTTCGATTGATGAAGAAACGATGCAGAAGTTGCGTGCCGATCCGAAGGCCAAGAACCGGTTACGGGCTAAATTAAAGAAACTATATTTAGAACGTCATCCGGATGTCAAAGAAGATTTCTCGGTATACATTGCTCCAGCGGACCAGATTCAGACCGAAGTAGATCGTTACAAACAGCGTGGCACTTATGATGAAACCATTCTAGATGAGACGACTTATGACGAACTTACTAGTCCGGCTGTAGCTCAAACTGCATCAGACAATGTAGACCGGGCGGTGCTTAAACTATCTCATGATCGTTTCTACCGAGGATTAAAACAAACGGCAGAGTTAAATGATCCATATTTGATGGCATCATTGATGTTAAAGTATTCAGAAAAAATAGAGGAAACCGATCCGGAACTTAGTATTAAGCTTTTAGCTCATGCTCAGGATATTATAAATGGTTAATGTTCAGATATTAAAGCAAGCTTCTCGGGATTTGAGCGCTCTTGATGGCAAGCAGGTTGTTAAAGTTGCTGGTGTCATGGGGCGCTTACGTGCCTGGTATAATAGCTTGTGGGACCCGGAGTATAGAGAGAAGCTTCAAAAGCTCCGGTCTGATTCATCTGTTGTGAAGGTGTATTTAAATGAATTATCCAAATATATTGACACCGTTGATACCGCTGTTTCCAATGGTGATATCGACACTTATAACTATGCCCTGGAGCAAGTTAAGACTATCTCTGGGGATTTAGCTCGTGAGTTAGGGACTTATAATGAGGTGGCGACTCAAGCCACCGCCCCAGAGGAAGCCAGGACTCCTGATTTGGGGAAAATTGAATCAGTATATTTTACTCAGAAAATGCGGGATTTACCTCGTTTGCATCACTTTATCGGATCGGCATTTGTGAAGGCTGGGTTCCCGCAAGAAGAGGCTTTGAAGATGGCAGCCCAGCCCGAGCTATATGATACGATGGAGCAAGCCATCAAAAATGGTGAAATTGTAGGGAGTCGGATGGCCAGGGCAGGCCAAGGCCGTCCCGATCGACAGGGTGAGTTGTGGGTAGACATTCAGACCCCTGTGTTTAAAGTGCCTAATTATCCAGCCAGTGCCCAGATGGTAGCAGAGGTCACAGATATGTCCGTGCGCACTGCGGACCAAATACCCAGGATGGCAGTAAAGTGGATTAGGAAGATTCAGGCCAGGAAACTGGCCGAGGCGTCTACGAAGCACAATGTAATCAAGCTAGGCGGCGAAGTCGAGGCTGGCTACACTTTGGTTGGCCAAGTAGATTTTGCCAAGCTGGTTATACAGGCACTGCGGGGATTGGGGTTTCCCCAGAAGAACATTACCGCTCAATTGGTCGGTGTCATTTGGGCGCAGGCCATACAAGAGTCTGG